CCGGCCCTCGACAGGTTCCCCCTGAACCTGTTCTTCAGTTCCTCCTTGTCCTCCTCGTCCATCATCCCGCGCACGACGAGGATTCCACCCGGCCTTCCGTCGTTGATGAGGAAGTTCCTGTTGTAGAGTTTTGCGAAGTTCTCTATCTCGATCGCTATGCCCGCGGACTCCATCGGGGTGAGAGACAGATATGGGTCAAGGGGGTGAGGCCGCCTCAGCCACATGACGTCTTCCGGTTTCAGGATCGTCGTTTTGCCGTGCGGCAGCGTGACCTCGTACCCGGACACGAACTTCTTCGGGTCGGGTATCGGCGCAGTCGACTGGGGCGGCAGCAGGTTCAGCCCGACTATCCCGCCGTCGCGTCCCCGGATCTTCTCCACGAAGGCCCCGCGCGTTCCGAGCAGAAGTTGCGCCGAGAGCCTGTACCTGAAGATGAACGAGTTCTCGCCGATGTTCGATTTCGTGTTGAGAACCTCGAGGAGCGGGGACTTGGCCATCTTCTTGTCGGAAAGTATCTCCCCGTCGGGGGAATTGTCCTTCCTGAGGATGATTGGGAGCCTGGCCTGGTTGCCGGCTATGACGTCGATGCACCTGGCGACCCAGGTGACCCGCTGCATCCCCTCGCGGTACGCGCGCTCTATGTCCCAGGAATCCCTGTACGCCTTGCCCGTCATGCCCATCGTATGGGCCACCGGGGCGCCGGGTCCCACCGCGGACTTTGAGGATCCGCCGCCGAGGGATTTGTTAGTTGGTGAGTTCCAAGCCATCTATTACTCGAGTCCTAGCAAGAATCCAAGGATCCCACAGCACAGGCCTGCGACGATTAATCCAGCGGGAGGAAAAATGAGGGCAGTTCCTACTGCGGTCAGGACCACGAATGAAACCATTAGAATGTTAGCAACATTTGAACGGCTGGAAAGGAACACCTTTACTCTGTTCATGTTCACCCCCGTTTGTCCTTGTACATTTTACGATACGGGCAAGCATAGTTGAGACAGGAAGTTCGGATGGCCAACTGGCAGTCGATAATTGATTACCTCGAGCCGAAGCCTCCCATCTTCTGCCCGGAAGAAGCGTCGCTCACGCAGAGGGTGTTCCTCAGGTGCTACTCGCTCGAGGCGCTGTTCGGCGGCGCGGCTGGCGGGGGCAAATCATCGGCGCTGCTGATGGCCGCGCTGCAGTACGTGGACATCCCGAACTACTCGGCAATCCTGTTCAGGCGCACATTCGCCGACCTGTCCCTGCCCGGCGCCCTGATGGACCGCTTCAAGACGTGGATAGCCCCGCACGATGAAATTCATTGGAATAATAACAGTTTCATAGCCACCTTCCCTTCGGGGGCGAGGATCTCGTTCGGCTACCTCAACAACGCCGGCGACTACCTGCGGTACAAAGGCTCGGAATTCCAGTTCATAGGCATGGACGAGGTGACCGAGATCAGGGAGTCGGACTACCGCTACCTGTTCTCCCGACTTCGCCGCCCGGTGACCGGCCCCCTGTCCGAGGTCCCCCTGAGGATGAGGGCGGCATCCAACCCGGCACCGAACTGGGTGAGGCAGAGGTTCATCGTTGAGGGCAAGCAGGAGAAACGGATATTCGTCCCCTCCCGCCTTACGGACAACCCCGGAATAGATGCAACCTCCTACCGGCGCTCGCTCCAGGCCCTCGACCCGCTGGAACGGCGCAGGCTGGAGGAGGGCGACTGGTGGGCCACGACCCTCGGCTCGATGTTCGACAGGACGTCCTTCGTCGTCGTCGACCAGCACGAGATACCCGTGGTGACCAGTTCCGCCAGGGCGGTCAGGTTCTGGGACCTCGCGGCCACGGAGCCATCCCAGTCCAACCCCGACCCGGACTGGACGGTGGGCACCCTCATGCTGTTCGACAAGGGAATCGCCTACATACTCGACGTCAAGAGGGCCAGGGTCAAGGGCGAGAAGGTCGAGCAAATGGTCAGGCAGACGGCGCTGGAGGACGGGCCGAGCGTGGGCATAAGAATGGAGCAGGAACCCGGATCCTCGGGCAAGGCGCTCGTCGACCAGTACGCGAGGTACGTGGTGCCCGGATACGACTTCGTCGGGATTCGGTCAACGGGGGACAAGATCACCAGGGCCAGGCCCTTTGCGGCGGCGGCGGCCAACGGCAACATCAGGGTCCTGCGAGGCCCCTGGCTGACGGAGTGGTTGGACGAATTGTCCACGTTCCCCGAGGCCGCCAGCCACGACGACCAGGTCGACTCGGCCACCGGGGCCTTCGGCTTCCTGACAGGGCTCGGGTTGCCGCAGCGCAAGAGGGCTGCTATCATCGTCTAGGCAAGTTCTATTACGACACGAACGAAGAGGAACATGGATACCACGCCTACTATTGCCGACCTGCTGCTCGGCGACTTCTCGCAGCGGCTCTCCGACCTAGAGGGTCGGCTCAACGATTACCTCGCCGGTTCCCCGCCGCAGGAGGAAGCCTGCGAGGTTCTCTCGGCATTCAACAAGGCAAAGGCGGATCTCAAATTCGTCTACGACTCCTTCGCCCTCAGGGTCGGATCGACGATGACCGACGACAAGGTGCTTCTCGCCGGCGGCGGCGAGGTGGAGCGAAACTTCTCCAACAAGAGGACCAAGTGGCAGCACAAGGATTTGGCGAGCGCCGTGGCGCAGAAACTCCACAAGATGTCCATCGACATGGACACGGGCGAGGTGAAGGTAGACCCAGAGGAGATGGCCAAGTCGATGCTGAATTACGTCCAGCCGTCGTACTGGAAGATCACGCAACTGGAGAAGCTCGGCATAAACGCCGACAACTACTGCGAATCCGGCGATTCGCGCATGAGTGTAATAGTAAGACAACCACACGGAGGAACAAGCGATGAGTGAAACAACCAAGAAGGACGTATACGGGCTGCTCTCGGAGCCATTCCCGCAGGAGATGGAGCGGACGCTCAACAAGGGCGGGACGAACCTGACCTACATCCCGGTCAGCGAGGTCATCAACCGGCTCAACAAGGTGCTCGGCGCCGACAGCTGGTCGTTCATCGTCGTGAAGTGCGAGCGAGACGCGATCGACCCCGACTTCGTCGTCGCCCACGTCCGAATCGATTACAAGACCAGCGAGTCCGGCGTGATTTCGCGCGACGGCATCGGCGGGCAGAAAATCAAGCGCACCAAGCAGGGGTCGATAGTCGACCTCGGCGACGAGTTCAAGGGAGCCATCTCCGACGCCCTCAAGAAGGCGGCGCAGACGATGGGCGTCGGCCTGTACCTCGCCCGCAGCGACGAGGCAATCGAGATCGAGCAGGCCATGGACGCCCCAGTCGACGAGTCGGTTCAGATCTGGGAGAACTTCGTCGGCCTGAGCAAGGGGCTCGACGAGTCAAAGCGCGCGCAGTTGAACGAATTGTGGGCGAAGATGTCCAACAACGCGCCCAAGCCGCGCAAGCCGAGCGATGCGACACTCGCCCAGCTCAACGAACTGCAGGCGGAGGCGGTAAGGCTCAGCTTCCAGAAGTAGTAAGGTTGTTCGGTGACCACTGAACAGCCGCAGGAATTGCGCATGCCCGATTACCTTTCGGCATCGTCCATATCCACTTGGGAGCAGTGCCCGCAGAGGTACAAGTACAGCCGCATCGACGGCATCCCCGAGCCGGAGACGGAGAGCCAGGTGATGGGCACGTTCGTCCACGAGGTGCTGGAGAACCTGTACGCGCTGCCCAGCGAGGAGCGCACCATCGGCAACGCGCAACAGGTGTCTCGCTTCGTCTGGGCCAAGGGCTGGGAAAGCCGGCTGGCCGCAATCGGGTTGGACGAGCAACAAATGCGAGAATTCAGGTGGAAATCATGGTGGTGCGTGGAGAACCTCTGGGCCGTGGAGAACCCGGCGAAGGTGTCGCCGTTGGGGCTCGAATCCGAGTACAAGGTCGAGGTCTCGCCCGGCGTGGTGGTGCGCGGGTTCGTGGATCGCGTCGCCGAGGCGGGGGACGGCCTGAAAGTCACCGACTACAAGACGGGAAAGTTCCCGAAGCCTGCGTACATGGACCAGAAGTGGTTCCAGTTGATGCTGTACAAAATCATTGTCGAGCGTTCGCCGACCCTGATGACGACCGGTAAATCGGTTGACGAGGTGGAACTCATCTACCTGAAGGACGGTAAGAGCATAAGCAGGAAGATGAAGGACGGCGACGACGAGCAGACCCTCGCCCGCGTCGTGAAGGTCCACGGCGAGGTAGCGGAGGCGATCGGCACCGGCTCTTTTCCGACGAAGGTTTCGCGCCTGTGCGACTGGTGCCACTACAAGAGGATTTGCCCAGCTTGGGCGAACCGAAGGAGTCGTTAGGGAATGGACAACCAAACTTTCGCGAAGATGGTGGCCGAGGAGGTCAAGAACAAGCTGTCGCCCAGCCAGCGCAAAATCCTGCTGGAAAAAGAAAATTGGGAGAGGTGGAGGCAGAACCTCGAGGCGCTCATAGACAACCTCGATTCCCAGATATCCAAGACCGAGAAGGCCAGGCAAGACGACACCGAGAGGTACCAGTCCTTCGGCAACGAGGGACTCGTGCTGCTCGAGAGCGCGAACTCCTCGTACGACTCGCGCATCAAGAAAATCTCCCGCTTCAGGTTCCACGTCGAGAGGCGGCTCAACGAGGTGGCGACGATGATCGAAACCGGCGAGGTGCTCGAGAGCAACGGCTGGTCGAACGCGGAGTTCCTGCGCCGCGGCATAGCGAGGCACAAATCGCTCATGCGCGAGTACGAGTTCGAGGAGACGGTGCTCGACAGGGCTCTGTGGTCCCTGCTGGACGACAGGTGGGATTTCGACGACATACGGGTATCGGATGTCCTGTGAAGAAGCGGAAGCCGCTCAAGCGCTCAGGACGGTTGCGGCAGCGAAGCAAGAAGATGGAGGCGAAGTACGCCGACAGGAGGGTGCTCGTGGCGAAGGTCCTCTCCGAGCGCCCGTACTGCGAGGCGTGCCCGAAGTTCGCGGCGCACGACGGGCTGAGGACTTACCACCGCCTCGCGTCAAAGGACGTCCACGAACTCGTCCGCCGGTCGCAGGGCGGCTCGATACTCGACGAGGCGAACGTGATAGCGGTGTGCAGGAAGTGCCACGACAGGATCGGGAGGGAGCCGGCGCTGGCGTTCGACCTCGGTCTGGCAAGGCACGGGTGGGAAAAGTGAGGAAGGGCGTCGTAGTCACGCTCGGGATAGACCCGTCCCTCACGTCGACCGGCGTGTCGGTGTCGGGGCAGACGTCGAGCATCCGGCGCGACTCGTCCGGCCCGCAGAGGCTCGTCGAGATACGGGATGAGGTGATGCTCCTCGTCGCCGAGCACGGCGTCGATTGCGTGGCAATCGAGCACTACTCGTACGCCTCGCGCAACTCGCAGGCGCACTCGATCGGCGAGCTCGGCGGTGTGCTCAGGGTGGCGCTCCACGAGGCCGGCATACCGACCGTTGAGATACCGCCGACGTGCAGGGCGAAGTTCGCCACTGGCAAGGGGAATGCGGGCAAGGCCGAGGTCGTGTCGGCCATATCGGCGCGCACGGGAATCGTGTGGAACGGCGGCGACGGACCGGACAGGTGCGACGCTTGGGTGATCGAGGAAATGCTCAGGTGCAAGCTCGGCCAATCGGCGATCGAGTGGCCGAAATCCCACGCCGAGGGCCTGGAAAAGGTAGATTGGTCCCCACTAGATCGAATTGCGAAAGGACGGGCGAAATGACGGTCGCCAACAGCATGAGAACCTCACCGATAAGCCAGGTGGAAATAGAGGAGCGGATACTCAGGCTCCTCGACGAACTCGAGTACCACACGGAGGCGTTCGAATCCCTCGCCGAGGACAGCGCGAAGAAGGAATCGAGGCTGAAGGGCGAGTGGGCGAAGGAATACCTCTCGGCGAAGGGCTCGATTCGCGAGCGCGAGGCATGGGCGGACTACAAGCTTGCCGACATGGACTTCGACTACAAGTGCGCCGAGGCCCTGGTCAAGGCGAAGCGAGAGAAGTTGCTGACCCTGCGCACCGAGGTTGACGCTCTCAGGACGCTCAACGCAAACGTGCGAGTGCAGGTGTGAACGGGATACACGAGTCGCTCGCCTCCCTGGCGATGCCGCTCGGCAGCCTCGTTCCGCTCAAGGACAACCCCAGGCGCGGCGACGTCGATGCCATCGCATCCTCGTACAAGGAGTTCGGGCAGATAAAGCCGATCGTCGTCGCCGAGAACGGGGACGGACGCTACGTCATCATCGCGGGCAACCACCAGTACCAGGCGGCGAAGCGACTCGGATGGGACTCGATCGCGTGCACGGTGCTTGACGCCGACGAGAAGAAGGCGATGGCGTTCGCCTACGCGGACAACAGGACGTCCGACCTCGGCGGCTACGACGAGGACCTGCTGATGCAGATGATCGGCCAGATCGGGTCGGAATACTCGGAACTGATGAACGGCCTCGGCATAGACGAGTTCGACATGGCATCGATAGAGGAAACGGTGTCGAACGCCGAGAGCGAGATACTCACTTCGAGCGAGTTTGTCCCGCCAGTGATCGTCGAACAGCAGGACGCGGTGCCGGTCGTTCCGAAGGGCGAGGAATTGAACGTCGCCGCCCTCGGGAGCACATCCATACCGGGGATAAAGAAGCCGACCGCCATCGTGCAGTACACGATCGTCTTCGACAGCGTGGAGCAACAGAGCAGGTGGTACGACTTCGTCAAGTGGCTCAGGTCGGACGCCGAGACGGACGGAAACACAACAGCCGAGAGGCTCCTCAATTACCTAGAAGCGCACTGCGACTTCTAATGCCGCGGCAACGGCTGTTCCTTGATGCCTCCTGCGTGGACGCGGCGCGCGCCAGGATGCGGCACGTGTACGACACCTTCGACACCGTGTGCGTGCAGTTCTCCGGGGGCAAGGACTCGACGGCGATACTCCACTTGGCGAGGGAAGTACACGAGGAGCGGGGGCTCGGGCCGGTCAAGGTGATATTTCGCGACGAGGAAATGGTCAGCCCCATGGTCGTCGACTACGTGATGAGGGTGCGCGATTATCCGTGGGTCGACATGGAGTGGTACTGCCTGCCGTACGGCGCGGAGATATGGATACTCGGCAGGCGCGAGACGGCGTTGCTGTGGAGCGGGAAGCGGGAGCGCGAGGGGAGGTTGGTCAGGCCCATGCCGGAGTTCGCCATCAGCGCGAGGAATTTCGGCCTGTCGCACGACGAGCCACTCAGGGAGACGATCGACTACTACACGATGCAGGGCAAGAAGGGAAGGACGGCGTTCATCACGGGAGTGCGCGCGAACGAGTCAATGATCAGGTACAGGTCGTGCGTCCAGAAACTCCACGAGAACTACATAGTCACACCCTTCGGCGTGAAGCGCGGCCTCCCGCTCAAATTCGCCAAGGTCATCTACGACTGGCAGACGAGCGACGTGTTCAGGTTCATCCACGAATCAGGCGGCGAATACTCGGAGTACTACGATGCGGCAGAGATGACGGGTTCCAACACGAGAGTCGGCATACCGCTGCACTCGATAGCCATACGCAGACTCGGCGACGTCATCGCCACCGAGCCCGAGTTCTACGACCAGCTCGTGAGGGTGTTCCCGCGCATAGATGCGCAGAGGCGGCTCGGCAAGGACTTCGACGCCGACAAGGTGGTCGGGGCCTACTCGCAGGACGGGCTGGACGGGGTCAGCCAATTCATTTCCGATTTCATGATTGGCAAGACGATGCAGACGGCGGCCAGACGATACGTCTCGACATTCAAGAAGAAGATGGTTCACGACCCCGCCTCGTATCCGATCCACTGGCTGGTGAGGACGCTGTTGCTCAACTCGATACACGTCACCTCGGCGAACCCGGCTGGCCCGGGGACGAAGGCTGGCAGAATGATAAAGAACCAGGGGGAAACGAATGGCTGAATCAACCCAGATGAATCCGGGCGATCTCGCGCTTGCACCGTGGCGAACGACCTACACGCTCTCCCCCGACCTGGCGGTGCTGGCGCGCTCGATGTGCAGGCACGGAATCCTCTCCCCGATAGTGGCGAGAAGGCAAGGGCTGACGATTATCGACGGACACGAACGATGCCTTCTGTCGATGAACAACCAGCAGGTCAGGGAGGCCGTCGGGGCGACCGTGCCGGTTTCGTTGGTGGATTGCACCGAGGCCGAGGCGATAATCCTCCACGTCCAGATGAACAGGGGCAGGGGATCGGTCGTGTCAAAGAAGCTCTCCTCGGCGATAAGGCGCCTCACTTCGTCCGGCTCGGCGAACGAGAACGATCTCATGCTGGCCCTCAACCTCTCGGCCGACGAATTCGACCTGCTGGTGGATGGGACGATAATCAAGCACCGGGCGATAAAGGACCACCTCTACTCCCGCGCGTGGGTGCCGATCGAGTCGTCTGCGAAGGTGGACGAGCCGGCCATAGAGGCACCGCCGAACGACGACAGATAGCGGGCTAGTGATAAAATAACAACCGTCGGATTCATCAGACGGAGGAAGCATGCCGCAAGCACTCGTACCCGAAGCAGGCGACGAAGACATCAGCATTCCGAGGAGAATCGGTAGGGTCCTCGGATTCGCGTTCGGCCGCAACAGAGAGCGCAGCCCGGCGAGGGTGCTCGAGTACGCGCGCAGGCAGACGCGCGAGGAACTCAACGAGAGAAGAAGGGCGCGCGCTCGCAGGGCGGCCGCTCTCGGCAGGTAACCCCATGCCGGTAGCAACAGTCGCCGACCTAAAGACGTACATGGACATAAGCCTGACGAACAGGCAGGTGGACGCAGCCGAGATGGTGCTCGCCGGACTCCAGAGCGAGATGGAGCTCTACCTCCGCAGGCCCGTCGAGGTCGTCTCGGCGACGGAGCAGCACCGCATCCCCAGCGAGCACACGGGGATTCCGATGAGCTCCTTTTTCGTGAACTCGAGTCCGACCGGCGATTCCCTCTTCGGGAGCACGGTCGACAACACCACCTTCCTCGAACCGCCGACGACCGTGTACCTACTGAACACGCCCGTGGTCAGCGCGTCCGTGGTCAAACTGAAGCGACTGAGGGGGACGGAGAGGACGCTGGTGGCGGAGCAGGACTACGTCGTGCGCGGGTTCGGCATTGACGTGTTCGGGGCGTACGCGGATGACCTGGTCACCGTCACCTACACGGGCGGCCTCAACGGGTCGGCGATACCCGCGATCAAGTTGCTCATCCTCCGCGCCGCGACGAGGGAAATGCAGAACATGCACGACGACGTGGTCGGCGTGAAGGATCTGGAGCCGCGCAACGTCGCTCCGATGCAGACCGGCTTTCTCGAGACGGAGCTGATGTCTCTGAAGAGGTATCGCAAGAATCGGTACGGCTGATGGCTGACAAACTGGTCATAAAGGTCGACGCGAAGAAGGCGATTCTCCGCATGGTGATGATGAAGAAGCGGGCGAACGACATGCGCCCGATATTCCGTCGCGCGAGGGTCTGGCTCAGGTTCGCCAACCAGGAAAATTTCAGGCAGGGCGGCCTGCCATCCGGCGGGTGGTCACCGCTCGACCCGCAGTACGCCGCATGGAAGAGAACGAGCGGACAGGGCGGGGACATAATGATCCGCACGGGCAGGCTGTTCAGGAGCCTCTCGTCGCTCAACGGCCCGCCGAACAAAATCGATCTGATGGACGCGACGTTCGGAACCCGCGTCGAGTACGCGAAATTCCACCAGTACGGAACGACGAGGATGCCGAAGCGCAAGGTCGTCTACGAGCCGGTCGGGTTCGCGAAGAAGTTCGGCGAGACAGCAGCCACCTACATATGCCACGGTGAGATACGATCCGTCAGGGAGTCAATGCTGTGACGATGTACCCGATGCACGGGCCTCAGTTCGCCAAGCAGTACGTGAACGAGTACCTCAAGGTGGAGATGCCGAAGCGGCTGGTCAAGTACAGGAACGGCTGGGGCATCAGCAACGCGGACCTGCCGGATCCCGACGAGTACCTCGCCTACGAACCGATAGCCCTCGACCGTTGGCCGACGCTCATAACTGTCGCCATATCCACGAACTCGTTCGAGCAAATCGGGTGGGACGAGATGCACCCGCTCTACCGGGTCCAGTACTCGATGAGGACCTACGCCTGGGCTCGCACCGAGGGGTCTGAGCAGACGACCGTGATGAGGGACAGGCTGACGGTCGTCGTCAGGTCGGCGCTTCTCGACACCCCGTGCCTCGATGCCGCCGACCCGAGGCAGTCGTTCAGGGTGCAGATAGATCAGACGAGCATGCGCGAGGAATTCTCCGACGTCACCCTCCTCAAGGGCGACAGGATGCTCGCCGGCGCCTACGTCTCCTACAACCTCAACATAGACGAAATCCTCCACAGGGAGGACATAGCGGACGTCTCAGAGATAAAGATCGAGTACCAGTCCAAGGGGCCGGGCCAGTCGTTCCCAGACGACGGCTACACCAACCAAATCGTCGTCAATTAGTCTATTATTGTAGTATGTTCAAGCGTCTGTCCAGCCGTGCCGAGGATCCGGGGTTCCCCGACGCGGTGCTGCTCACGAACAAGTCGCAACACTGGCTCGAGGTGACGGATGACGGCATGACGATTCCCCCGCACAGCCACGCGGCCATGGACAAATTGTCGGCCTCGTTGTCGCGACTGATACCCCAACTCATAGACGATGGCCTGCTGACCCTCTCTGGGGTGGCCCAGGCGCCCGCCCAGCCGCAGAAGACGAAGCGCAAGCGCAGGGGGGACGACGCCCCGTCGACGGAATCGCATCCGGTGGCAGAGGAACCAGAAGTTGCTAATTTAGTTGCCGAACCCGAACCAGAAAATTGGGTATCATCTAACGAGAGCATAGTCGGGCTTCCGACGACGGACGAAATTTAGCGAGGTATCATGCCAGGCGTAGTCATCAACACTTCGGTCCGCACAGGACCATCGGTCGCACTTCTCAACGAGGCATCGCAGGCGTTCTTCGTCGGCCTATCCGAGCGCGGTCCGTCAGATAGCGCCGGCCTCTGCACGAGCCTTGAGCAATTCGAAAATGTGTACGGTGGCTACCAGGCCTACTCTCTCCTCCACCCGACCGTCGAAACCTTCTTCGAGGAAGGCGGAACCCAGTGCTACATCGCCAGGGTCGTCGGCCCGGCCGCGCAAAAGGGCTCCTTGGATCTCGACGATGCCGACGGCAACGCGACGATAGTTCTCACGGCCAACGGAGCCGGCTCATGGAGCTCGAACCTGTCCGCCCAGGTGGTATCGGGGACAGTGTCCGGTTCATTTGCGGTCAAGATTTTCCTTTCGGGGACGCAGATTGCCACGACCGGCAACTGCTTCCTGCGCGAACAGGCAGTCGGAAAGATCAACCTGCACGCCACGGCGAGCAAGTACTTGGTCGCCTCGCTCGGGGCGGACACCAGCGCCCCCGTCGCGATGCCAGCCGCTGTCGCCCTCTCCGCCGGAAACGATGACAGAGCAGCCGTCGTGGACGCAAATTACGTCACCGCTCTCGCCCTGTTCAACGACGCGCTCGGTTCCGGCTCGGTCTCATGCCCGGAGTCGGGCTCGGCGACCGTGTACTCCGGCCTCCTCGCGCACGCGAATGCCTACAACAGGATTGCGATTCTGCACGGAGCATCGAATGCGACGATCGCGAACATAAAGTCGTTCGCGCAGACGATCATAGCCAACGAGACCAACCTCGAGCACGGCGCCCTCTACTACCCGTGGGTGTACGCACCGACGGCGGTAAACGGAGTGAACAGGCTGATACCGCCGGACGGGTACGTCGCCGCGGCGAGGTCAAAAACCGTGAACGGTACCGGGTCGCACGTCCCCTTCGCTGGCGCGGTCTCGGAGGCGGCGTTCATCGTCGGCGTGGTCACGGACATTGACAGGACGAACGGCAACGCCCTCGACGAAGAGTGCGTCAACGCGATTCGCGTAATCAACAACACGATCCGCGTGTACGGAGCGAGGTCGCTGTCCCAGGACACGACGAACTTCAGGTACATAACGTCACAGGACACGATCAACGGAGTGGTCACCCTCGCCTACAGGGCGCTGGAGCCGGTGGTGTTCTCGGCGATAGACGGCCGCGGCACGGTGTTCGCGAACATCGAGTCGCGCCTGATATCGGTCCTCGAGGGATTCCGCATCGCCGGTGCCCTGTTCGAGGCGTTCGGCACGAACGGCCAGAGGATTGATTACGGCTACACGGTCAAATGTGATGCTAAACTAAATCCAACGTCAGAATTGGCGAATGGCAGAATTAGGGCCAAGGTCGGCGTCAGAGTGTCCGGCGTCGGCGATCGCATCGAGGTCGAGATAGTCAAGTCCAGCCTGACCGCATCGGTCACCGCGTAACGGAGGAAAAATGGCAAAGGTAGCACAGAGGCAAGTTCTCGCATCGATCGTACCGAGCACGTCGGGCCAGACCACCCTTGGGCCGACCAACATTAAGCCCCCGACTTTCCCGAGCGGCTTCAAGTTCGCCCAGGTCTCTGGCGGCGAGATAACCGCGTCCGTGGAGAAGATCTACGAGGGCGGGAAGTTCCGACCGACCGTTCTCTGCGCCCCGGCGGAGATAGGCGACATCACCCTCACCGCGCACTACGACGATGACACCGCGTCCGGCGGAATCGCCACCGTGATCAAGGCCCTGCGGCAGTTCGTCGGGGTCGGCTTCTACGACGTGACGATTCAGAACTACAACTGCGGCATCACCTCGTCCGCGCACGACCGCCTGTACAAGTCGGCGCTGCTTGTCGGGCTGACCGAGCCGGATGGCGACTCGTCGTCCGGTGCCCCGACGACCTTCGCCCTGACCTTCTCGATAAGCGACATCGACGTCCCCGCAACAGCCCCGGCGGCGGCAACCACCAGTTCATAAGCCACCGACGACGGCCTAGCGGCCCCTCGGATTAGTTGCAGCGGACGGACCTTGTTGTTGCTAGGTTATTGCCGTCACCCCAATTCACCGAAGGGAATAATATGTCAAATGCACTCTACTCCTCCGAAGCCTCCGAGGAACAGCCACAGCCAAAGAACGCCGACAGCAAGAAGGCGCCGAAGCAGCCGGAGAAGCAGGAGACCCTGCTGGACAAGCTCACGACGGCGATCGGCGAGAAGGTGCGCAGGAAGGACGTGTTCATAAACGTCCCGGAGCGCCCGCGCGTTGCGCTGCGGATCAGCCCGAACATAACGCAGAGCCAGGTGCGCAAGTGGCGCAAGGAGGCCGGCGAGGAGACGAAGAACGGCATGGACGCGACCAAGTTCGCCACGTTCGTGATCGGGAACACCACCGAGGGCGTCCTCTTCGGGGACGAGGAAGTGCACGACGAGAACGGATTCCCGCTCAACTTCGCCCACGACCAGATACTCGCAATGACCAAGACGACGCGGCCAGTACCGGACGCCGTCCGAGCGTTCTTCGGACTAGACCCGCACGTGGAGGCGGCGGCATTGGCGATCCTTGATGCCGCTGGGTTCGGCGACACCATCGAGCCTGCCGAGGACCCTACGACGAAATCTTCGACGAATTAGTCGAAGAGCCGACGATAAAGTCGGCGGCGAGGCTGGGGGAATTGTGGGGAACCGACCCCATACGCCTGCTCGATTGCACCGATGTCGAGTGGGTCATACGCATGGCTTGTGCTAAAGTAATAGAGCAGGATCGCGCCGCGGCCGAGAAGAACGCTGGCATTTGAGCGGCCGGTCACCGTAATCAGACACCGGAGAAGGCATGCCCGACGAGCGCGTTGTAATACAAATCGAGGTCAGATCCGACGACCGGGAAATCGACCGCACGAGGCGCAGGCTCGAGCGCCTCTCCGGGGCCAGGGACAGGGACAGGCGGAGGGCCGACAGGGATCGTGGCCTCGCCTCGCGCGCCGAGCGCCGGCTGGCGAATGAAACGGGAAACCAATTCAACAGGGTGAGCCGCAAGTACAAGAAGAGCTTCGACTCCTTCGACAAGATGATAAAAATGACGGGCGGCGGGCTGATGAAGTTCCTCGCCCTCAGCGCCAAGGCGGTCGCGCTCGAGATGGCGGCCATGGGCGTCGCGATGATGGCGATCCATGTCGGATTTGCGGCCGGCAGGCTCATCATGAAGGCGTATCACGGCATGATGAAGATGGTCGCGGCCGGCATGGCGGGCGTCGCGATAGCGGCCGGGACGATGGCCGCCGCATTGCGCGAACAGCAGGCGGCCATGTACGCATTCAGCGGCAGGGGACAGGCGACGGAATTCGGCTCGGCCCTCAACCAGACGCGCGTGCAGATGCGCGCCCTCACCATGGACGCCGACCTCGCGTCCGTGGGGGTCGAGAACCTGGTCGCCGCATACGCGGAGGTCGCCAAGACGCAGGGCGGGCGTTTCACCACGGGGTCGAAATCGACGCTCAAGGGGCTCATGGACTTCGCCAGCGCCGGAATGGATCTCAAGGAGGGCACCAAGCAGGCGGGTTCGCTCATCGCCACCCTGCAGGACGCCAAGAAGTCGTACGCGGAGGTCGTCTCGGCCGGCAAGAAATTCAGCCCGCAGATGAAGAAGGCGCTCGAGGAATACGAGAAGTCGGCGGGCAAGGAGGGCAAGACCAAGGAGGCCCTGACCAAGGCGATAAGGTCGGGCGAGCTCGCCAAGCTCGGCGGAGTTGAGGGGCAATTCGCGGGCGTGTCGGGGACGCTCATCAGCACGCTGAAGGGGCAGTTCAACCTGCTCCGCGGGCAGTTCGCGGACTTCGGCCAGCAGTTCCTCGCCCCGATGAAGAAGGAGGCGAGGGAAGTTTTCGATGTCATCAGCACGGCCCTCAAGAGGATGAGCGGGCAGGTGGCGGACTTCGGGAAGTCCGGCTTCATCGACAAGATTTCTGTGATCGTCGAGAAGATCAGCAATTGGGTCGTCCGCGTGATGCGCGACTACCTCCCCGGCGCCGTCGGGATTTTCGAGCGGATCGGCGACTGGTGGGAAAGGTTCACCGAAGGCTGGGAGAGGATGAGGTCGGCGCTCGAGCCGTTTATCAAAGGCGCGAAGGTCGTGGAGGGAATTCTCAAACAGGCGTGGTTGCCGGTGTGGGAGCAAATCAAGGAGAACATGTACACCTTCAACGACCAGCTGCAGGAGAACGAGGGGCCGCTCAGGGATTTCGGAACGAACATAGGCCAGTTGCTGGCGAAGGTGATGGAGTATTTCGCGGAGGCAAGAAAACTATTCTTCCAGGCCCTGCCCTTCATCAACAAGGTGATCGGCGGCTTCACGCAACTCATAGAGCTGTTCACCAGCTTCCTCGGCATGTTCACGCAAATCACGGGGGGCAAGGACGGCAAGGGTGGCATAGGCGGGCTGGGCGGGGTCGGCTCGCTGATGATGCTCATCGGCCTAGCCAAGGGCATGAAGAACACGAAGGGCTACTTCACGCATGCGCAAAGCCGGTCAGGCATACGCGAGGTTGCGGACATGAAAGTCAATGCCGGCACCGTCTACATCAACGGCAAACCCGTGGCGCAGTACGGAGTGAGGGGGGCCGGCGGCAGCAGCGGCCTCGTTGCGGGGTCAAACACAATCCAAACCGTACCGATCCGACCCGGCTCGGGGCCAGCGCCCGGAGCGGGCCGTAGCGTGGGACCGCACACGGGTCCATTCACGGTTCCGGCGGGGGGAGCGCGCGGCGGTGGCGCCGGTTTTGCTTCTCGCGGCGCGGGTGGCGCCGGCGGAACGGGCGCCGGCGGAGGGCCGCGCAGGGGACAATTCGTTTCCACCCCGTTCGGAAGAGCGCAGGCGGGTCTGGGACCGAACGGCGGACCGGTGATAACTTCCGGCAAATACAAGGGCATGGAGGTGCTGACGCAGAGGGTGCGAGGGGTGGACATTCCGTACGCCTACGGGGGTCGCGGAACCGGTCCGGTCAACAACTCATCAGGGCGCATCGGACAGGGTTTCCGAAGCGGAGTCGTAACGCTCGAGGAACACAGGACGCTCAGGGGGCACAAAATCGTCGACTCGACGGGAAGGATAATCACAAGACGCGAGCGAATCGCCAGAGCGATAGGGGAGGGGCAGCGCGCCGGTTCGACCGGCTACGTGAAGGACGGAAGGCGCAAAACCTTCATGGACAGGTTCCTCGGCGGCGGCAGAAACACGGGAGCCAGCGGGTTCATCGGGCGCGCCGCCGACAGGTACAGGGACAGGCTGATTCGCAAGAGCGATTACCTCGGTCCCGTGGGTGGTGGCGGTCCTCCCCTTCCTCCCCCTCCCCCTCCGCCGGTCGACCCAGCAACGGGCCAACCCTACCCACCGGGAACGCCGCAACACAGAGGGTGGGTGCTGAGCACGAACAGGCTGTACGGCCCTGGGGCCATCGATACGAGCACCAGGCGTGGCAGGCTCAAGATGAGGTACTTCAACAGCAAATTCTACAACAACTTCATGTCGCCGACGTCGGGGATCGAGAAGGACGGCCCAATACAACGGGGCAAGATAGGTTCGGCCATACAGAACGTAAGGCTTGCCTCACGAGACGCGAGGATAAGCAGGCTCGGCGGCATGGTCTTCGGTAACGAACATAGGAAGGGCTTCCAGCAATCGGCCATGGGCGGCATGGGCGTGATGATGGGGATGGGCATGCTCGCGCAGAGCGGTAAGGTGTCCGAGGAGGCGCAGAAGTTCCTGTCGGCCGGCGCGATGATCGGCATGGTCAACCCGCTCGCCGGTCTGGCGGTCGGCCTCGGCGGCACGGCACTGACGGCGAAGACCGTCGGAGGCGGAGCCGTGAGCGGTGCCGCCGCTGGCGCCGCCATCGGAACGATGATCGCCCCCGGCTTCGGAACGGCGGCGGGCGCGATTCTCGGCGCCGCGGTTGGTGGCTTGATGGGCGGGCTCAACAAGGTCAAAGATGAAAAGAAGAAGGCGCGCGAGGCATTTGAGTCCGCGTTCGACAATATTTTCTCCAACGAGATGGTGAACATCCAACGAAAAATGATGGAGTCTGGCGGCTTCGGCAAGTCAGAGATAGCCAAGGCCGGCAGAAAGGGCGGAAGGCTGGACAGGGAACTACAGACAGTTCTGGACATGTTCTCAGGAGGCAAATCCAACGAGGAGATAGTTGAATACTTCGCGGCGAACAGGGGCAAGTTCGGGCTGGATGAGAAACAAATAAACGAAATGCGCAAACGACCCGAGGAGACGACAAAGGCATTACAAAAGACATCGGAAAAACAAAAAGCCATGAACCACCTGACCTCGATATACGAGAAGCGCCTGAGTGCGCTGTCGACCATGACGGGCAAGTCCGAGCAACAGGTCGAGTTGCTGGCGATGGAATTGGGGGTGGATCTGTACGACTCGACCGTCGACTTCAACGAGGTGATCCAGAAGCTCGGGGTGAGCGTCGTAAAGACCAGGGAACAGCTCAAAGGCATGCAGATGGACGTCGCGATCAAGGGGCTCGACCAATTCAAGACCAAAATAGTCGACGCGCTAGACCCGGAGATAATCAGCGAGAAGGCGCGGTCGTTCCGCGACCTCTTTGATTCCGCCGGCTCGGTGACCGACAAGGAGTTCGGCGAATTCATCAACAGTTTCGTCCCCGACTTCCTCGATTTCGCTGGCGGGGGTTTCGCCGGCATGCTCCGACTGAAGAGCATGATCGGCGTCGGAGGCACCGAATTCACGAGAAAGTCCCTGACGGAGAAAGACGCGGATGGGAATCCGATCACGAGCCCGTTCTTCGGGATGGAGAAGACGTTCACGGAGGGGCCCGGAGGCATTGCCCTGCAGGGTTACATGAACACCACCCTCGCCGAGCAATCTAGGAATGCCGCCGGACAGCTCAACGCCCTCCTGTTCCAATCGGAAGCGCAGAACAGGTTCATAACGGATGCGCCAACTTTCGCCAAGGCACTGCAGAGCATGCCCATAGATTTGGCCAGATCATTCGCGCAGGAACTCGAGCAAGGGACGCTGTTCTCCGACATCGACATCAACAAAATGACCAAGGTGGAGTTTGCGACGATGATGCGGGAAAAATTCGGGTTCTCGGCATTCCAACTCGGTCTTAGGGACGTGGAGGGACAGGACGGTCTGAACATCGCCCTCGACAAGATGCCGGAGCAACTCAGGGACACCTACGGCGCAATCATAGAGATGTTCGGCGCGTTCTTCGACAAGCGCGAAGACAAGCCGGAGTGGATGACCGATAAGTTCATCAAGTTCGTCGCCGAGAACAATGACACCAGCACCCCGAGGGGCAAGGGCATCGGCGACACGACGTCCTCGCGCCTCGCGCAGACGATGGGCAGGCACGCGGCGATGAACGGGATGCTGACCGGCACGAGGACCGTCACCTCGGCGTACAGGGACTTCGGCCTCGGGTCGATCAACTCCGACCATGTCATGGGCAGGGCGTACGACCTCACCGGCCAGAACCTCGGCGCATACCAGAGGCTCGTCCGCGCAAACGGCGGGTTCGCTGAGTTCCACGGGATCAACGGCGGCAGGCACCTGCACGTCGTACCGGGCCCCGGACGCTACGGCGACGCGGCATCGCCGATGGGGTCGATGCTCTATCGCTCGCGCCCCGGTGCATCATCCAACGAAAGCGGGGGCATCACGATCAACATGAACGTGACGGGCACGAGCGACCCGAAGGCGACGGCAGACGCGGCGATACGCCAGATGAGACTGGTGCTCGAGAATGAGAGGCAGAGGTCATGAGCGGGAGATGGGGATCGGGCGACGATTACGCCGAAAGACTCCTAAACATTTGGCTTGGCGACCCCGCCAAACAATTGGCCCCTGGCCAAATCATCAATGTCCCGGTGTCGGCAAACATGGTGGGGAAACAGGCCGACTTAACAAAACAGGGTTTCGCCTACGGGTACGACAACACCATTGAAGATTTCAAATCCAAATACTTCATTGCCGAGAAGCGCATCTGCCTGCAGGCCACCAACTACGCCAAAAAGGTCGAACTCAGAGAATTGTCGGGGAGCGCGCTCACGTTCTCGGTCACGACCTGGCTTCGCGTCTACAGGGAAATATATTACCCGAGCACCCAAAGTGGCTACCTGTACGCGGCCTCGGAAGCCCTCGGGCTTGGATTGGAAAAGGTGGACAAGACCAAGTCGGCCTGGCATCTACCCTTCGTTGGAACAGAAATTTTTCCCAACGGGGTTGACAACAATTTCGGCAACGGATCCGCCCGCGCTGTCGACGCAAAGTTTCCAAGTTGGACGCCCTACCCGACCGGGCCGGTACAAATGTGCTGGGTTTTCTTCACCATGCAGAACGGAACACAACGAGGGGCGATGTTTGATTTCTTTCAGCCGAGCTCAAAGGAATGGAACGAATCTCAGGTGCTGCCGCCCACCGATGTCACCCCCAAAAGCGGGTTGGGCGGCCTGACAAGCAAGGGAGGCGTCACTGGCGGCACCAGCGCCGGGAAAGATTGGTCCGCGACCGGACTCATGACGTGGGGATCCAACGGCCTTCCTCTGGGCATAATCACGGGCGAAGAGTTTTCGGGCAAGACGTACTATCTCGCCGATGTCTTCGGCGCCGATGCAAAGCCGAAAACCTCGACCAGCAGCATCAAACCGTACGGGGACAAAGCATTGTCGATTGTCGAACGACCGCGCACGATACTCGGCACGTCGGCGAACAACAAGGACGTCAGGTTGGAGGAAATGGTGGATGGGCAATACAGAACTGACCCGACATCCAAAAGCTTGATAGATTCAGCATCAGCGAACGGTCTCAGCATCCAACACGGGCAGACCAAAGTCCAACTGTTCTACGCGAATTTGTGGGCGCGAGTTGGGTTCAATGGCGGCTGGGTCCCATTGTTCTTCAATCAGGAAGCCGCTAACAACATCAACGAAATGATCGCACGATTCAGAACAAAGTCTGCCGAGACCCCATCAAACCTAACCGGGAGCGGCGGCATCAAAATCATCGCCACGGGAGAAACAGCGAACTACGTAAAGCCGTCGTACGAGTTCCATCCAGATGCGGATCCCGGGAAACTAGTGAATGGAAGGCAGGTCGGCTGGCGCCCAGTGCCGGTTACGGGATCAAAAGATTTCCTGCCCACCCGGGTCATTGACGGCTCAAGCATCGGAGAAATCCTCACCATAAATTACGAAACCTGGATACCTCCGTACCAACCCGGCCCCAATCCGACAAATGCCCACTTTGATGCCGCCAGGAGGGCCTACTGGTACGTGCTGCCCACGCAGGCAAGGGACACAAAGACAATCGCAAACGTCTTTACGCCGAACGGAACCGTTTTTGACAGTGATTCTGCGGTCATAAATGCCGCTTTCGGTTCGGGGGCACACGCTGGCGCAAAGGGGCTCCACTGGGGCAAGTTCCTGAAAAAGGAAATCCTCGCCTACGACAACACTCCCGCATTCCTCGCGGCCGACATAGAGGACGACCCCAACCAACCCGGCAGCAAGCGGACGAAAAACTCGCAGATGCCCCTTGGGATTGCCACGATTCCGACCGGCTACCCCACCAGTGCCCATCTGAGTGAGTGGGTGTCCAACCTCAGCATTGAGGCCTCGAACAGGGTGCAGGCGCGCCTGCAGGATGCCAAGGCCGTTGCCTACACATTGAGAGTGAGCGGCAGGTATAGGCAAACCAACCTGTCGGTCGTGGACTCGTTTGAGGTGTCTTTGGCGAACATAGAAGGATTGTCGTACAACTCGTCGGGGCGGATGGGCACATTCATAGGCAACTCGGGTTCGTTGGGGAGAACGGGATACTCGACTCCGGGGGCGGGGGCAAACGACCCGAACGACTCCGATGATCCCGGTGTGCCAGGTTCTGGGGGCGGCTACACGGGGACCCCGAGAGATTGGCGCAAAACAATTTCCGACTCCCTCGAAAAATTGGTGACGCCATCGACAGTGATTACCCTCACCGGTGTCGAACTTGTCAAATTCATCGGCAGGCAGGTAAAGATTGGGGCTCCGCTGCCGCTGGTCAAAGAACTCTTCCTCGAGAACCTGCTCGAAGCGAGGATTGTCTCCCTCATGAACACGGAGGGCATCAGCCGAAAGGCCGCAAAGCAGAAGGTCAAGAACGACCCCGTCTACCTCGCCCTCGTCGGCGAAATCGACAAGATCAAGAAGAAGGATTTCGCCGGCCCCACCGGCGGGACGAACAGCGGCTCCAGCACCCCGAACGAATCGAAGAAGGAACAGACCATAAGAATACAGGTCGTTCGCGGGCTGCCCGGATACATCGAGGGGAACAGGGTCTCGACCATCGCGGAGAAACCGGAATTGGTGCAGGTCTACGAGGCATTCGGCAAGGACGGGGAACTCATAGAGCCCACCGAAGCGAGGAGGTTCGTGTTCCCCCTGACGCCCCGCGAGGTCAACTACACGGGCATCGGCACGAAGTGGACGGAAATAGAGCGAACCGGGAACTACCCGATAGTCGACTGGCAGGGGTTCCAGCTCCTGAAGATCAGTTTCAATTTCGATCTGGTGAACGGCACGTACGCGGGGAACGCTTCCCGCGGTCCGGCGACTGGGTTCGGCTTCCTGCACGATTGCGAGAAGGACATAGAGACGCTGCGTCAGATGGCGCAGGCCCCGTACCCGGTCACCTTCCTCAACATGGACAGGTTCATGGAGAACGAGGTGCGCTGGCCCACCCTGACCGAAGGAAGGGGGATCGAGTTCGTGATAGCCGAGTTCAACGTCACCGCCGTGCAGAGGACGCCCGTCGACGGGCTACGCGCCACTGGCGCGGTGGCGAACCGCATATCGCGCGCTACCTGCAGCATGACGTTGCAGGAGATACCGATTGAGAACGTGAACATCGTCCAGATGCCGAGAATAAAGCCGTGCTTCAAGATCCTTCCGAACGGGAAAAAGACCTACGACTGCAGCGACAAGACGATCACGAAGGAAAAATTCAAGGAGTACCTGAAACTTGACACGGGGGTGAGTCGCTAATGCCAAGTTACTCCGGATACAGGGCGATTTCCTCCTACAAGCCCGACTCGCTCCCCTCGCGCGGGGCGGAGGTGTTCAACGTGTCCTTCGGCGACATACCGACGATGATCAAGGAGAAAATGAACGACTCAATACTGTCCTGCACCGTCAACTACAGCATGGACATGGCGACGGAGATAACCCTGAAAATCATAGACAGGGACTTCAACCCGCCGGGCGCAAAGAGGAAATTGAGCGACACGGGAGGCTACGCCCCCAATTCGTTCGCCGAGGGCAACTACTTCAACATCGGCAGGGACGTCACGTACATGTCGAGGCAGATAGCCAAATCCGAGTTCAACGACGATACAAAGCGGGCGGCGATCACGTTCCAGCCGGTGCTGATGGAGGTGGCGGACATATCCGTCGACCAGGAGCAGAGCGTCTCGCCGATTTGGACGGTCAAGTGCAGGCCGAAGGCGGTGCAACAGATGAAGCGCGACAGGAAGCCCGAGGTGATAGAAGGCGACGGCGCCGATTACGTCAGGGCGGCGTGCGCCAAGTACGGCATAAAGTGCGTCGCCGAGAACACGGACAAGAAGAAGAAGATCACCAAGGCGAGCGGGGACAACGAGGGCGACTCGACGTGGGACGTGCTGGGAAACCTGGCGCAGCAGGCCAAATTCAAGATGTTCGAGTGCGACGGCACCCTCTACTTCGCGTCCATGAAGTGGCTCATGCACAAGTGGGGGCCGGACGCGATCACCTACGTCGCCCAGGTCAAGAACGAGAAGACGGGCAGGCTGGAGGACAAGGTGGTGACGCGACGCTACATACCCCTGATGCCGGGCGAGATGGGGGCCGATTACCAGACGCAGAAGATGCCCTCGATGAACAGGTCGGACAACGACGTCATGGAGGGCAAGGGGTCGGCGACGATAGACAGGACGAACGGCGTCGGCATACGCCCCGGCATGACGGTGTTCGTCGGTGGCATACCGACCTTCGTCGGCTACTACCTCGTGACGGCCGTGGACTACGAGGAGCGCTCGCCGAACCCGGTCGGAATCCAGTTCAGCACGCCAGAACGGAAACCGAAGGAGAAGAAGATTTACCTCCCGGTCGGGCCGATGTACGACCAGACCGGCGACCCGATCGGGCCGGACGTCCTCATACCGTACCAAATTAGGAGACAAACCGGCGCCGTCAAGACGACGGGTGGGAAACCCCCCACGCCATGAAGAAGTCCCACCCAGACGTCGTCAGGAAGAGTGGCGGGGCCCCGCTCCCGTTCCGGGGCGGCGGCATCTACCAGGCGAAGGTCACCTCCGCCGGAAACGGCAACACCGTGCGCATACGCATACCCGGGCTCGGGGTGCACGTGGCCAATGTTTCCGCGCTTGACATCACGGAGGCGAAGAGGCTGGCGGCGGGGGATTCCGTGATATGCGGGTTCCTCGAGAACGACAACCAGCAGTTGATCGTGTTCGGCAGGAGCAACGTCGTGCCCGATGTTTTCGCCACAAAGGTCGAATTGGCGGCGCAGGTCACCCAGCTCCAGGCGCAGATAACCGCGCTAAGCGCCGCCCTGACGGCCCTGACGAACAGGTACAACTCCCACGTGGCCCACCCGCCGCCGGCATGACCAACAACGGCACCAGCGACAAGAATGGCAAAATAGACTTATGACGACCCTCAAATTCCCGATAGCATTCAACAGCGACGGTTCCCTCGCCACGCTGGATGAAGACCAAGACGCCTTCTACGCCCAGTTGCTCAGCATGGCCGCGCTGACGGAACCCGGCACGCACCCGTACTCGCCATCGTTCGGGATACTCGACCCTTCCTTCAGGAGCGTTAGCAGGGGGCAATTCATGATTCACGCGAACAGGTTCGTGCCAGAGGTGGAGATAGTGGAGGCCGAGGGTGAGCAGAACGAGACCACCGGCCAGATCGTGCTGAAAGTCAAGTTTAGGAGGAAGTGAAATGTCAATAGATTTCAGCCCGTACGTCAACCTTCGCATATACGACAAGGACCCGATGGAGCTCTACCTGTCGGCCGTCGAACTCATGCAGATGAACGTGCCCCAGTTGAGCATCAGGCCGGGGACCATAGAGGACGGAATGATTCAGGCATTCTCGTTCCTCACCACGATCGCCATAAACCACATGAACGCGATGCCCGACAGGCTGGCCGAGGCCCTCGCCACCTTCATGGGGGTAGAGAGAATTTCCAGTTCGTTCGCATCCGTCCCAGTCAGGGTGACGGCTCTTGATTACGCAGGCGGGACGCTCGATGCGGAGACGACGCTGGAGCACAGATACACGGATGGTGTCGGAAAAGAGGTCAAGGAGTACTACGAACTGCCGTCCAGCACAACGATCGAACCAGTGGAACCAGTGCTGGGCGCCAACCCGCCGACACCGCTCCCCTACATCGATGTAATTGCCACGGCGATCGGACCAGGTCTCAGAAGGGCGGTAGTGGCCGGGGATGAACTTCTCATATTGAATGCCCAGAGCGTAAGCGATTCTGGTGTTGCCCTTGATGGCTTTATACAAGGGGGCGAAGAAGAGGATGATTCGTCGTTTCTCGCAAGGTTCGGCACCTTCCTCCAATCAATGACCTCGACCTCGGCGACATCAAAGCAGGTGGAGGCATACGTCCTGGCGAATTTCTCATTCGTCGGCAGGGCCAAGGCGTACGACCTGACGAACGGGTTGTCGAATCGCAATTTCGGGGCGGCGGACGTCCCCGGCTTCGTGACGTTGTACGTGTACGGCAACGGCCGCGCCCTGTCCGAATTTGAGAGGATGAGTATTTACAACGATGTTAGGGAAAGGATGCTCGCTGGGTTGACCCTTGTGGTCGAGGACATGAAAGTCCTTTCCGTCACTGCAGAGATTACCGTCAGGGTATCCGAGTTCGCCGACATAGTCTCCGTCAGCGAAGCAGTCAAGACGAAGCTCGCCACGACCCTGAACCCATCGGCCTACCCACTCAACGACCCAGCCATTCGCAAGACGGCCCTGCTCGCCCAAGTGACCTCGGTTCCTTTGGTTCTTTACGTCGAGGCAATGACCATGACGTGTGCCGAAACGACGTCCAACGCGGCGGGTGACTTGCTGTTCGGCCAGAAGGGTTGCCTCCCGGAACTCAGCATTGACAACATAACCGTGACGGCGAACCTCCTGTGAGCCTGAAGTTACCGCAGCGCAACCTGCTTCTGGCGACCTCCGCCATGCGGCGCATGGACGATTCGGGGGCGGACGTGAGTGCGCTGAGTATCGAGCAGAAGTGGGTTGTCGAATCGCCATCGACGGCGACAGTAGACGAGACCAAATTCTGGAGGTACGACAAGTACTCCCTAAAAATAACGAACGTCACCCCCCAGCCGACAATCGTAAGGCTGACCGAAGAGGACGTACCCCAACCTTACGCGGGTCAGCCGCTGGTTTTCTCGGCGATGGTGTACTCAGATAATGCGACGACCGTATCCTGCTACCTGCACAACGAGTACGCCCCGTACACATCGGTGACCCCGAACACGCAGGAGTTGGTGGCCGGCTCGTGGAACGCCGTCTACTCAAACGAGAACGAGTTCGGACAAGTTACCACTGCCGCCACGGATGTATCCATCACTCTGGTCATCGGGGCGACACAGAGCAAGGTCGTCTGGTTGACCACCCCATGTCTTACCCTGTCCAGACCAGAGAATTTCAACCAGATAACGCTGAATGCGAGGCAATTCCTCCCGGACGTAATTCGCGACGCCGACTCCGAGAGCAGCAACCCGACGAGGCCGTTTGCAAAGATGTTCCACTCAATGAGCGCCGACATGTCAAGGCTCATCGAGATGTACCTCGACATGCAGCCGCTCAGCGCAGCCGAGGTAGGGCATGCCGGAGTCCTGGAGGAAACAAACCCATACAAGACCCTCTCCGCTGGAACGCTCTTCTCGGTCGACAACATGCTTCCCGAGTACATCGACTACGCCGGAATGTTCGTCGGCACCAGGGTTAAAGACAACATCTACGATGGGGCGGACGGCATCCACGACACCGAAACATTCGACTTCGCGCGGTGGCAACTGCGCACCAAGGCGTACGGCCACAAAAGCGGATCGAGGGGCGCGGTCAAGGAAGCCGTGAAGACGGTGCTGTCCGACAGGAAGGCGGTGCTGGTCACCCCGAACCTCAACGGCAACGCGTTCACGATCGGGATCAAGACTCTGACCGACGAGACTCCGACGGCACAGGTTGCCGGGGATTCGAGTTCCGAGGTGCTGGCAGCCGCCGAGCCGGCGAGGCCCGCAGGCTTCACGTTCGTCCACGAAACAGTCGACAGCATCCCCTTCGTGCTCGACGACACCGACTTCGGGGTGTTCGATCTGAGCGCCATTGAATAGGTGCTAAAATAGTCATCGGTACACAACCGAAAGGAAACCACCATGTCAACGAAATTCCTCAAGGACACAGCAGAGAGGGCGGGTCGCACCTTCCTACAGGCCTACCTCGGCGCATGGATCGCCACGGGGGCAAACCCGGACGACCTCCTCAAGGCGGACAGCCTGAAAATCGGCGTGTCGGCGGTTGCCCTCTCCGTGGCCATGGCGCTCGGACTGAAGAAGGTCGGCCCGAACAAGAATTCGGCGAGCGTCGTCTGATTTACTGCCTGCCAGAACGGTCGGCGTGATTTACAATGGAGGGAGTTTCCCTACCGGAGGTTCCCTGAATGCTCGCTGGCGTCTACCACATGACATGTGAACAAGGCTCCACGTTCGTGCGCAACCTCGAGATAGAGCGACCCGACCCGTCGGACCCGACGGGGGCGACCTTCGTCCCCTACACCCTCGCCGGCCACACGGCGAGGATGCAGATCAGGAGGACGCTGGAGAACGCCACGCCGATGGTCAGCCTCACCAGCACCGTAGACGCCGGCGGCAACGGCATCGTCATGCAACCCCAGGCCGTGGAGAACGCCCTGAGGATATACATGACCGCGCAACTGACCGCGACGATAACGGACAGCGGCGTGTACGACCTGGAGATAATCAACTCGATCGGCGAGGTCGCCCGCGTGATCCAGGGCCAGTTCAACCTCAGCCCAGAGGTGACGCGATGACCGTGCCAAACAACGTCATAATCAGCGAGGACAGCCAGAACCAGGTCATAGTCGACCAGGACGCCCCGAACCAGGTGGTGGTCAGGCTCGGCGGGGCCACCGCCAACACGAGGCGCCACGTGCACGATCAGTCCGCGGTGTCCAGCCAGTGGACGATAAACCACACCCTCGGCGGGTTCCCGTCCGTCACGGTGGTGGATACGGCAAAAAACGTGGTCATCGGGGAAATCACCTACAATAGCACCACCCAAGTTGTAGTAGACTTTTCTGCAGCGTTCTCTGGGCACGCCTATCTGACATGAGGCAGGACTAATGGCAACAAGATTCGTAACCAACCTTGATCTAGTACAGAATCAGATACTCAAGGGTCGTTTCCAGGCAGTTGCGACCGACCCGGCTAACGATACTTTCACCGGTTGGGTCATCTACAACACCACCGAGAAGACCCTCAAGTACTACGACGGGGCGGCCTGGCAGAGGCTCGTCGTCGGTGTCTCGTCTGCCGGTGACGCCTCGGAGGCCCTCACCATCACCAACAACTCCGACGGCACGGTCACCATCACCCCGAACCTTGCGACCGGCGCCAACGACGGCGTCATGTCGGCCGCGGACAAGGCCAAGCTCGACGCGTCCACGGACGCCGACAGCGTAAACACGCTCGTCATACGCAACGCCGCCGGTCGCTTCCAAGTCGCGACCCCGGTGAGCGGCCTCGACGCTGCCAACAAGTCATACGTCGACTCCGCCCGCACCGGTCTGGACGTAAAGGCATCCGTAAAGGTCGCCACGACCGGCCCCATCACCCTCTCGACCGGCCTCGAAGCCGGCGACGTGATCGACGGCTACACGCTCGTCGCCGGCGACCGCGTCCTCGTCAAGAACCAGGACACGGCGTCGGAGAACGGCATCTACGTGGTTGCCGCGTCCGGGGCACCGAGCCGCGCCGACGATGCGGACTCCCCCGCGGAGGTTACGCCTGGTCTCTTCACCTTCGTCGAGCAGGGCACGCTGAACGCAGACTCCGGCTGGGTGCTCATCACCGATGCTCCGATAACCGTCGGATCCACGTCGCTCGAATTCTCCCTCTTCTCGGTCGCCGGCAACATTCTCGCCGGTGACGGGCTCTCCAAGACCGGCGACGTCCTAAACGTCAACGTCGGCACGGGCATCGAGATCGTCTCGGATGCCCTCCGCATCAAGTCGGATGCCGCCGGCGACGGACTCGGGTACAGCGCCGGCGTCCTCTCCGTAAACGTGGGGCCGACGACCGGTCTCGAAATCACCTCGGACAACGTCGGTATAAAACTCGATTCAGGAATAGCCGGTCTTCAAACGACGGCCGATGGTCTAAAAATCAAGTCCAACATCGCGGGCGACGGACTCACCTACACGGCGGGAATCCTCAGCAGGAACGTAATCGACCTCGACCAGGGTTCCGACGACACGACGGGAACACTCCCGGTCGATCAGGGCGGCACCAGCGCCACCACCGAGGCGAACGCCCGCCTCAACCTCGCCTCCACCCCGGTCGGTTTCACCGGCAGCACCCCCGTCTTGGCGAGGGTGACCAGCAAGGTCATCGGCGACGGCGCCAACACGAGCTACGCGATAGTCCACAACTTCAACACCCGGGCCGTCGTGGCGCAGGTCTTCGACTCGAGCACCTACGACACGGTCATAGCCGACGTCGTCCGAACCGACGTCAACACGGTGACGGTGGCGTTCAGCAACGCGCCGTCGAGCGGTGCGTTCACGGTCGTCGTCACTGGCTAATATGGTGTTGGTGCCTTGAGGGGCACTTTCAACGATTAGAAGGCAGTCGAGGCTGTACCGATGGCAAGATTCGTAGGCACCCCGTTACGCGGGGTCGAGTTCGTCAACCCGGGCGACGAGGCACTCTCGCTTCGGGTGGTCAACGACCCGCACGCGCGGCTGCGCATAGACGCCGGCGGTCGCCTCACCTGGTCTTCCGGTGCCGCCACGGGCGACGTGAACCTCTATCGCGACGGAAACAACGCCCTCATAACCGATGACACATTTGAGGCCGCATCGGGAATAATCACGCTCGTCACCGCCGGCGCGCCAACGGCGGCCCTACCGGATGGCGCATTGGCGGTCGACACGACCAACGACCGCTTCTATTTCAGGTCCGATTCGACGTGGCGCGTCGTACAGGGCGGGGCAACGGTTTCGGCGAATGCGCCGGACAGCCCCATCGAGGGTGCGCTGTGGTTCGACACCGATGACGAAAAGCTGTATGTCCGTGAGGGGAATTCGTGGGTTGTAGCTGGCGGTGGACCGGCAGCGGTAACGGTTTCACATGCCGCCCCCGCCTCGCCGACCGTGGGACAACTTTGGTTTGACTCGGTCAATGCGGACACGTACGTCTACTACGACGACAACTGGTTGCAGATAACCGGCGAGGAGCCGGCGGTCGAGGACCTGAACGACCTTGCGGACGTCTCCGTCGAGAACCCGGTCAACGGGCAGTTCCTCAAGTACAACGGAACCAGCTGGATCGGTGAGGCGATCGCCTCCTCGTCGAGCATCTCGGTGTCCCCGAACCCACCAGCATCCCCGTCGGAAGGGAACCTGTGGTTCAACTCCAACACGGCCAAAACCTTCATCTACTACGACTCGCAGTGGGTCGAGGTGGGCGGCGTTGGAGGGGGCGGATCGTCGAGCATCACCATGTCCTCCAACCCCCCGGCCTCGCCGTCGGCGGGGAACCTCTGGTTCGATTCCGACACGGCGCAGACGTTCATCTACTACGACTCCCAGTGGCTCGAAATCGGCGGCGCGGGAGGGGGCGACGGCGCTGGCTCGTCGAGCATCTCGGTGTCCCCGACTGCCCCCGCGTCCCCGTCGGAAGGAGACCTGTGGTTCGACTCCGACACCGCGCAGACCTTCATCTACTACGACTCGCAGTGGGTCGAGGTCGGAGGCTCCACTGGCGGGGCGGTCATGCAGGTCAGTTCTTCCGCGCCTGGGTCGCCGCTGGAGGGCAGGATGTGGTTCGACTCCGACACCGCACAAACCTTCGTGTACTACGACTCGCAGTGGGTGGAGATCGGGGCCTCGGCGATGGCGGCGACCGTCTCGGCGAACGCACCGGTCAGCCCGATCTCCGGTCAGATATGGCTCAACTCGGACACCGGCGGCGTGTACGTGTACTACTCTAATGTGTGGATTGAAGTCGGCGCAGTTCCACAACTGACGAGCGCCGCCATCACCACGGCGCTGGGGTACACGCCAGCGCCACCATTGACGAGCGCCGCCATCAATACGGCGCTGGGATACACGCCAGCAAATTCATCAACAGCGACAACGACGGGCAAGGCAATCGCTATGTCCATCGTGTTCGGAGGATAAATTATGACGGCACCAAACATCGTGGGAGTTACGACGATAAAGGGACAGACGGCGTTCCTTGCCGTCACGACGACCCCGACGCCCATACTGAAGAATGAGGGTAGCAGCGCTGGAACGACCATCGTGGTCACAAACAGCGGTGCATCCGCTTATGTTGTTGGTGGTTCAAATAATGCAACCTTGAACCTTACACGTGGCGCAACCTATACATTTCAGGTGAATGCAGTCGGTCATCCGTTTTGGATTCAAAGTTCATCTGGTGCGTACAACGCAGCGAATGTAGTTACATCTGGTATTAGAAACAATGGCACGGAACTTGGTTACATCACTTATCAAATTCCCGCCGACGCACCGAACACCCTGTATTACGTCTGCCAAAACCATTCGGCGATGGGGGGCACAATAAACGTGACTGGTACTGCGAGCAACTCCAACAAGGTGCTGAAGGTCAACGCGCTGTACGTCTCCAACGTAGACGGAGTAAACTCCGCGGACGTGACAGTGGACATCGTCAGGTCGGGAACTTCGTACAGGCTCGCCTCGACGATTGCCGTTCCAGCCGACGCAACGTTGGACATTATCTCTAAGTCTGTTTATCTTGAGGAGGGCGACCAACTTCGCCTTACTACTCTTGTGAACGGCGACCTGGAGGCGGTCTGCTCGTACGAGGAGATTAGTTAATGCGTAAGCGTGGTGGACGTATCGGTCCTAGGCAAACGGTGTCAACAACCTCTGCTTCTGGATTTTGGGATTTGACTACGCAGCAACAAGAGCGAGCAAATTTAAACTGGCCAAGACCAAACACGTATAGATATTTTAGATATCAGATTGGTGGCGCAATCTCTGGGCACCACCCTCGAGTGGCTCGTTATGTTTTGACGCTAGATGGCATAGATGTCACCATTTCAACTGCTGTGAGCGATAACTGCGCCGATTCGGGCGCTGTTGATGGTCCTGGGTGGGGGGCGACGAATATCACCTATGACGCAGGCGTCGGACAGTTGAAAGAGGTTACTTTTGCAAAGGTATATTCATCATTCAGTGGAGGTCTTCGTTCCGCAAATTACACGGTTCAGGCTAGTAATGACAATTCTACTTGGATTACCCAATTTTCTGGAGTGATGGCAGCGAATAGTCAATGCGGCTTAATTACTGGCACCAAGGTATAGTGTGCGGTCCAAACATTTGCTGCTTCAGGCTCAATTACGTTCTAGGTACTATGTACTATAATATAAACCAACTGTCAGTAAAACAACTATGATAGGAGTATAATCAAATGGCACATTTTGCCCAAATCAACTCAGATAACGTGGTCACCCAGGTGATCGTCGTGTCCAACGACGACTGCGGTGGCGGGGATTACCCCGCAAGCGACGCAGTTGGCGCTGCATTCTGCACCAACCTGTTGGGTGGCACGTGGAAGCAGACCTCGTACAACAACAACTTCCGCAAGCGCTACGCGGGAATCGGGTATGCGTTCAACGAGGAACTCGATGCATTCATCGCCCCCAAGCCGTACCCGTCCTGGACGCTGAACGAAGAGACCGCCGATTGGGAAGCGCCAGTCGAGCGACCCGAAGAAGGCATGTGGGTTTGGAACGAAGAAACTCAAGAGTGGGACGAATTCTCACCAATGGGGGCGTAGTCCGTGCCCCTTTCCTTCCCCGCCAATCCGACAGTAGGACAGACCTACACGGTAGGAACTCGTACCTGGACGTGGGACGGAAGCATATGGTCAATGCAGGCGGCAACGCTTGGTGTCGCAAGCATCTCTACGAGTGAGTTGGCTGATAGTGCGGTGACGACAGCAAAGATTGCCGCAGGTGCGGTAACCGCGGCGAAACTCGGCAACGACATTTCCCTTACGCCAGCGGATGGTTCAATCACGCAGGCAAAACTTGCAGCAACATTGAGCGGAACAACCATCTGTACGTCTTCCACTAGACCAGGTTCACCATTCACTGGACAGGTAATTTTCGAGACGAATACCAACACGATGAAAATTTGGCTCGGCTCGGCATGGTCCCTGGGGACAACCCATTCCGACGTACTGTCGGTCGAGGCTTTAGTGGTCGGGGGTGGCGGAGGCGCAGGCAGCTACTCTGGCGGTGGTGGCGGCGCAGAAGTGCTCACCATTTCCAGGTCTCTTGCTCCTGGGACGTATCCAGTCGTTATTGGTGGCGGTGGCGGTGGGACAGGTGCGGGTTCTTGGGCAGATACCAGACACGGATTTTCATCGAGCTTCCTCGGAGAAACAGCAAAACCTGGCGGCGGCGGAAAATCATCTGACGACAGGAATGCAACCTCACCAGTGTCAAGCGGGATTCCGCCAGACAATGGAACAGATACTCGCGTTGCCAATGGCGGTGGCGGAAGTTCCAGGTCCGCCGGATACTTTGGCACGTTGGGGTCGTCGGTTGGTTTAGGGGTGACAAGATACGGAGGAAAACGTGGGGGTCAAGAAGCAACTGGTGGTACGAACGAGAGTCCGAACTACCCGGGTGGCGGCGGCGGTGGTGCTGGTGCGTCGGTAACGGGCAACTCCGGCGGTACGAATGGAACTGCTGGCGGTGCTGGGGTTACAAATGACTACCTGGGAATCCTCTACTACTGGGGCGGCGGTGGCGGTG